CGAACCGTGGCTTGTCCGCTGGGAACAGGCTATGCAGAGGTCGCTGATCCCGCAGGATGATAAATCAAAGTATTTTATCAAATTCAATGTTGACGGACTGCTCCGGGGGGATTACCAGAGCCGTATGCAGGGCTATGCCACAGCAAGGCAGAATGGCTGGATGTCGGCAAACGATATCAGGGAGCTGGAAAATCTTGACAGGATTCCAGAAGACCAGGGCGGTGATTTATATTTGGTCAATGGCAACATGATGAAACTGCAGGATGCCGGTGCCGGATACGGGAAAGGCGGTGCAGCTGAATTTGGCGGTAATGGTAATTCTGGCGGCGGTGCCAATAATCCCGATAAGGATGAAGGCAGCATCAAGGAGCGGCTTAACCGCACAAAAAATAAGAAGAATACGGAGGTATGCGATGAAACGGAAGTTCTGGAACTGGATAAAGAATCAGAATGAGAGCGGAGAGGATATGCGGACGCTCTTTTTGAATGGGCAGATTTCGGATGAAACATGGTTCGGGGACGAGGTCACGCCGGAGATTTTCCGGGGTGAGCTGAATGCCGGGAAAGGACCAGTCAGTGTATGGATCAATTCGCCCGGCGGGGATGTGTTCGCCGCGGCACAGATTTATAACATGCTGATGGACTATCCGTATGATGTGACGGTGATGATTGACGGTCTGGCGGCGAGCGCGGCTTCGGTAATTGCTATGGCGGGTACGAAGGTGCAGATGTCACCCGTGGCCATGATGATGATCCATAATCCTGCTACGATTGCAATCGGAGATACCGAGGAAATGAAGAAGGCCATTAAGATGCTGGACGAGGTGAAGGAAAGCATCATGAACGCCTATGAGATTAAATCGGGATTATCCCGTGACAGGATTTCAAGGCTGATGGATGCAGAGACCTGGTTCAATGCGAAGAAGGCTGTGGAGCTTGGATTTGCGGACGAGATCATGTTTTTCGCAAATTTTGGAAACGGTGTTGAAAGCAATGTTGATGGAGTGGTTTCTGTAAATGATGCGTTAGAGGAGAGCCGTTCGGAATCTGACGGAGCAGATGATATTGCAGGATATGGAAATGGGCAGATGCAGATGGCGGATGCTATGGCTGCGCCGGTGATGTTTTCAAGGCAGGCAGTGATGAATTCTATGCTGAGCAAGCTCATTCCGCCGAAGGAGACGGAAGAGAAGCGCACGCCGAAGGCGGATTTGGAAAAGAGGCTGAACCTGCTGATGCATTAGGCATGGAAAAGGTGTTTTACTGGTAACTTGGGGCTGGGGAACCGGCTCTTTTGTTTTGCAAAAACGTGTCCGGGAAGGACGCACAAATTTTAGAAAGCGAGGATTTTTGTTATGGACAAGATTTTAGAGTTAAGGGAAAAGAGGGCGAAGGCGTGGGATGCGGCTAAGGCATTTCTGGACGCAAGGAGCAAGGGCGGCAGCCTGTCAGCGGAGGATACGGCTGCTTATGAGAAGATGGAAGCCGATGTGGTGAACATGGGCAAGGACATTGAGAGGCTGGAGAGACAGGCTGCGATTGACGCAGAGCTTGCGAAGGCTACCAGTGCGCCGATTGCGAACAAGCCGGGAGCAGGGAATGTGAATGCGGATGAAAAGATTGGCAGGGCATCCGATGAGTATAGGGCTTCTTTCTGGAATGTCATGAGGCAGAAGGCACCGTCTATGGGAGTGATGAATGCCTTACAGATTGGTACGGATTCCGAGGGCGGTTATCTGGTACCGGACGAATTTGAGAAGACTCTGGTGCAGGCTTTGGAGGAAGAGAACATTTTCCGCCAGATGGCGAACATCATCAACACTTCCAGCGGCGACAGGAAGATCCCCGTGGTGGCGACAAAGGGAACGGCGAGCTGGATTGATGAAGAGGGTGCATATCCTGAAAGCGATGATTCTTTCGGCCAGGTATCTATCGGGGCGTATAAGATCGGAACTATGATCAAGGTGTCGGAGGAGTTGCTTAATGACAGCATTTTTGACCTTGAGAATTATATCTCCACCGAGTTTGCAAGACGTATCGGCGCGAAGGAAGAGGAAGCGTTCTTTACCGGTGACGGATCCGGAAAACCTACGGGTATCCTTGCTGCTGCTGGCGGTGCGGAAGTGGGCGTGACAGCGGCAGCGGCTACGGCGTTGACGGCTGACGAGGTGATTGACCTGTTCTACAGCCTTAAGTCGCCTTACCGTAAGAATGCGTTCTGGGTGCTGAATGATTCGACCGTAAAGGCAATCAGGAAGTTAAAGGACGGTCAGGGGCAGTATTTGTGGCAGCCTTCTTTGGCTGCGGGCATGCCTGATACGATTCTTGGAAGACCTGTCAGGACAAGCGCGTTCATGCCCGCGGTTGCAGCCGGGGCGAAGACGGTTGCGTTCGGTGATTTCAGGTATTACTGGATCGCTGACAGGCAGGGCAGGAGCTTCAAGAAGCTGTCGGAGCTTTATGCGGCTACCGGCCAGGTCGGGTTCCTGGGGAGCCAGAGGGTTGACGGCAGGCTGATCCTGCCTGAAGCAGTCAAAGTTCTTAAACAGAAGGCTTCATAAGGAGGTGCGCCATGAGTGGTTACAATGCGAAGAACTATACGGAGCAGGGCGGCGATGTGACGCATATCGGCGGGACACTCATTGTGGAGAAAGAAGCTTCCGTGGAGGGGCTTCTTACCACTCCGGCGGCGAACCAGGCGGACAGCACGGCAGGCACGGTTGCGAATCTTAAGGAGGATTTCAATGCTCTGCTTGGGAAACTGAAAAGTGCGGGACTTATGGAAGCGGATGCCGAACAGGGCGGAGATTAGGATTTGATTTGCGGATGGGGCGGCAGTATGCTGCCCTGTCCGTATTTGTGGTGCTGTGGAGCACGACGGCATCTGTATACGCAGTGGATGTCGTGAAATACGGCTCCTTTTGGATTTGGAGGTTTGGCAATGGTTGTGACAGTAGAGGAAATGAAGAATTACCTGCGTGTGGATGGAAGTGATGATGACACATTGCTTTCATTCCTCATCGGAGAGGCACAGCATATCTGCATGGAAGTGGCGAGGATAGAGGATGCGGAAGAGTTTGAGAAGGAGCCGGTGGTGAAGATAGCTGTTATGTATGCCGTGGCGTATCTGTATGAGCACCGCGAGGATGCTGACCACCATGCGCTCGTGCTGGGGCTTAGGAATCTTCTTTTCGGGATACGCAGGGAGGGATTCTGATGAATGCGGCACTTTTGAATGAGAGGGTGACAATTCAGAAAAACGAGACTGTTATTGACGAGGTTGGAAACCACAAGAATATCTGGACGGATTATTTTCTGTGCTATGCGACCATCAGCGGTGAGGGGCTGGCATCCTCAAGGGAAAAGGAAACGGCTGGACTGACGGTTGAAGGTGTTTCCATGACAGTGACTGTCAGATATTGCATGAAGACAGCGCAGATCACTTCCACGGGGTACAGGATTGTTTTTCATGGTGAGGTTTATGACATTGTGAATGTAGACCATATGAATTTTAAGAAAAAGTGCCTGAAATTCATTTGCAGGAAAGTGAGGCGGTGACGATGGCGGCGGACAGGATAAGGGTTGACCAGCTGGCATCCACCATCATGAAGGGGCTGGAGGACTTTGCTGACCTTGCGGCAGATGAACTGAAGGATGCGGTTAAGAAGGCCGGGAACGAGTGCAAAAAGGACGTGCAGGAATCGGCGCCGGTCAAGACGGGGAAGTATAAAAAATCCTGGGCGGTGAAGACCACAAAGGAATCCTCAAACGGAATGACTGTGACGGTACATTCCACGAATCAGTACCAGCTGACACACCTGCTGGAATTCGGTCACGCGAAGAGGGGCGGAGGCAGGACAAGGGCATTTCCGCATATCGCTCCTGCGGAAGCGAAGGCGGCGGATTTTCTGGAAAGACAGGGTTATGAAATCCTGCAGCGAAATTACCGGAACCAGGCCGGGGAAATCGACTTGGTCGCCAGAGACGGAGATTATCTGGTCTTCGTGGAAGTCAAATACCGCCGGGACAAAAGCCGGGGCGGGGCTTTGGAGGCGGTGGACATGCGAAAGCAGCGGCGAATCTGCCGGGCGGCTCTTTTATATCGGGCGCAGAAACGGATTTCCGGGGAAACGCCCTGTCGGTTCGACGCGGTGGGCGTCGACGGGGAGACGCTTTCGCTGGTGAAAAACGCGTTTGATTTCTGCGGCGGAGCGGCGTGGTGACGGCGGCCCGCACATCCAAAAAGGGGGAAAACATGCAGATGGAAATTAATTGGAAAAACGAAGGAGAGCGGCGGACCAAGGTGCGCTGGTACGGGGACGTGCCCTACCTGGTCTATCCGATCCTGGAAGAAACCGGCGCGGTCATTCATGGATTCAGCACGCGCTTAGGCGGCGTAAGCCAGGGAGTCTGCGCCTCCATGAACTTAAGCTTTTCCAGGGGCGATGAAGAGGCGGCCGTCCTGGAAAATTATAAAAGAATCGCAAAGGCCATCGGA